TGGTAGAGGGGAAGGTGCCTTTCGGTGGTTCGACAGGCATCCTTGGGAGCGAGTTTGGGAGGACGGTTGCAGAGATTGCCAACCCTGAGGTGGTTGGAGTCTTGATTGGCCCTACGAAGAGGGAGCCCGTCGTCTACTCGAACACAGCGCATAATCTCAAGGCTGCCATCGATGAGCGAATCACGAAGAAGGTCAAGCCGAACACCGCTACAGCTGCGGACAAGCGCAAGGTGGACAAGTTCATAGAAGCGACCATGTTTGGACCGAGGAACAAGGCTCTGTTCTCCGAGGCACGCGTGCGGGAAGTGATGTCCCACTACGTTGACTTGGAGGATCTGAAGTCAGGCAAGTGGTCGATCGAACGGTTCAGAAGTGTGCTTGGCAAGATGTGGGAGACTTGCGAGAGCAGGCCTTTCAATCTGAAAGCAGCGGTGAAACTTGAGCCGATGCCGCAAGGCAAAGCACCTCGTATGTTAATTGCTGACGGAGATCCCGGGCAGCTTGCCGCGTTGTTTGTTGTGGGAGTGTTTGAGCATCTTCTGTTCGATTGGTTCGAGGAACGATCGATCAAGCATGCGTCGAAGAAGGCGGCGATGCGGAAGGTTCTGAAGTTGCTCAACAAGAAGGGCGCAAAGCTCATCGAGGGAGATGGGAGCGCCTGGGACACGACATTGAACGACGTGACGAGAGACCACGGGGAGAATCCCATCATGAAGCACATCGCGAGGATCGCGATACATTTGGGGTTCTTTCCTCAGGAGTGGCACACATCGCACGAGGCGACGAACACGAAGAAGAAGTTGAAGCTGTTCTTCTCCAGGCACGGCGAGGTGTTCCGGGTGGTCATTGCAGCGATAAGGCGCAGTGGTCACCGCGGCACGTCGTGTTTGAATTGGTGGCAAAACTTCGTTCATTGGACATGTTCGTTGTTTGAGGAGCCGAACAGGTTTCTCGATGTGGAAACACGCTGGGGAAAAGACGTCACAGGCATGATGCGGTGGTGGTGGGGCGCTTTCGAGGGAGACGATTCACTCGCAGCGCTCTACCCTCCCATGGCTGAAGGGGACGCTCTCTCAAAGAAGTTCGAGGCATGGTGGGACCGATGGGGATATCGCATGAAACTTGTGTACGTCAAGGATCGTGCGACGTTCGTCGGGTACCACGTTGCGTGCAAGAACGGAGAAGTTGGCGAGGTGTGTAGCCCCGAGTTACCTCGCTGCTTCGACGGTGCTGGCGTCAGTGTGTCGCCCACCATCAGAGATGCGTTCTGGAAAGCCGACCTGAAGGCCCAGAAGGACGTCGCGGCAGCTTCCATGCTGGCCAGGGCGGCGGACTTCGCAGGTATCCTTCCAACGGTGTCGAGGAAGTTCTTGGAGTACGCGGACAGTCTGAAACAATCACGAGACCTGTCAGATGACGAGATGTCCATCCGGGCGACCGGAGCGCGTGGCGCGACGTACTCGAACATTCGGGAGCAGATCGACACCGAGAACGCCGAGGTCACACCCTCGGAGGAGAAGATGCG